TACATACCCAAATGTTTACGTTTACTTGCTCTATATCTTTTAAATCTTTAGGGATATCTACATCGTACTCTTCTAAGACTTCTCTATCTACGAAACCCCAAAACTCATGTACTTCATAACGCTCTGCTTTACCGCTTTGAGCGTCATCCTCCATTGCTTGCTCCCACCATTTCTTTTCATAGGACTCACCCATGCTAAGAGCTTTATCAATAGAGTTATCACGAAAAAAAGGTCTACCTTTTAATGCACGAACCTGTGAGCGTGACATCTTGTGTCTCTCAACAATATACTCAGCTTCATCCATGTTAGCGGCATCAGGATCAGGGTAGAAGTTCCAAATAGAAACGTGGCTAGTAGATGGTACAGTCTTAATTGTAGGCTTATATTCTCCATCATCTTCCCAATTAGGATACTCTTTATTTACAGCAAACGGACCCTTCATAATGCCTGTGCCAAACAAAGAAGTCTCAAAAGCAGCCAAACGTAGCTGCTTGTTAGCACCTGACTCTTCTAGCTGATCATGTACTTTCTTTTGCATCTTCTTAGCTGCAACAAGTGCAGGATTAAAAGTAATACTTGTAGGTAGCGTACCTTGTCCTTCAATCAACTTATCTTCTACAGGCTCTAATTTTTGAGCCATACCACCTAGACGTTCTTTTAAAGATTCTATAGTTTCGCCGGGTTGTAATCTTGATTCTTCAGAGCTAAACATAGGCGGGGTAAATGCCTCTTTTAGTTCTTCCATACCTTGCTCTGCTTTAGGGGAAGCATCAAAGTGTACAGACTCAGCTACACCCTCTGGGAGCGTAGTAGGGTCTATAGCTAACGGAAACTTATGGCTACCAAATAGTACGTCAACAATCTGACCGTATGCTGCCAGTGTTTTAGTCTTAGTTACCTTAACAAATACGCGAGACTTTTCTGTTTCAGTAAATTGTACTTCATTGTTGTACATGCCACGATAATTACGGTAAGCATCCATCCAACGTCGTTCGTCTGTATAACGTGCATCTTCTGCCCGTTTGTAACGATCCATTACCAAGTTAATAATGTGACCCGTCTTAGGATCATGCATACTCTCAGAGGTAACGTCCTCAATGTGAGAGGACTCGCCTGACTCTAAGTTAGTTTCAAAGTCTGTTGTGAAATCATCTGGGTCCATATTTAATATCCGAATACTGGATCAGCAGCTTGAAAACCGCTTCTCTGTGTTGAAGGGTTGAAATCCCACAAGGAACTTCTAGGTCTTGTCATGATACCATACCTTAAAGCATCGTACAAGTGATCTTCTGCGTTTGTATCTACGTCTTCAGGGTTACGCTTATCTAAAGGTATGCTAGGTATCTGTGCTATGCAGTTGGTGCAGGTAGAAAAGAATACGAGTTGGGGTTCCTCAGTAAACTCGTCTACCTGCAAACGGCGGTGTATCTCATTTTTGCCTGACACCCTAGAACCTTTAGAACGATCAGAAGGTCTCCAGCGACAGCCCTTCATAATCATTTGCTCCGCTAGACTAGGACCAGTGTCACCTCTTTTATGCCAAAGGGACGAGTCCAACACGCCGTATCTTATGGTGCCATCATCTGACTCTGCCTCTAATATTAAATCCGCTAAGTCAGTAGCAGTAACTTTGGTGACATACATTTCTCTATAAACTACAAGCTGCTCAGAGGGTGATACGGCAAACCACACAACACCTGTCCAACTGCCGTAACCGTAATCGCAAGCTCTGAACTTCGCCCAGCTATTAGGAATGTCATAAGGGTCAACAACGTGAATTTGTCTATTAAACTCAGGGAAGGCTGCACCCTCATTAACATCCCAGTTTCCTTCTAGTAGTTGCTTACGTTGATGCTCTGGCATAGATAGCAGCATAGTCTCATAATCGCCACTGTCAGCTAAGTATGGATTGTCAAACAAACTTGCAGGTATAAACCTACGCTTAAACAAAGGTTGACCTTCTTTAGTGTGACCTTTAGGGTACGCTAAGGTCTTCCCTGTTTCAATATCGGTAGCCCAAAAAGGCTTGTTAGGCTCAGACGGGTCAATAAACATCTTCTTAACCCAAGCGTGGCCTATAGAGCCGGGGTTTGTAGTAGCCCTCATGTACAAGCCTAACTCAGGTGAAGCACTACGTAAACGTGAGCGCATGTAGTTCCACGCAAACGGTGTATTCCATTGAGTTAACTCATCAAATGCAATGTAGTTAAACGCCTGTCCTTGGTAGCGCATAACGTCTTGGTCTTTATCTAGGTAACTCATCCAAATGCGACCACCTCTAGGTGTAACCCATTGAGACTTACGCTCTGACCACTTAATGCCCGGAATTGCTTTAGGGTACAACTCTTGGCTTTTCTGAATAAGTTCCCTAAGTTCCTCTGTAGTGTGGCGCACAAGCAACCCACTAAATGCGTGATGGTTTAAGTTACGTAAGGGGTCAGCGAGTGTAGCGTAGCTTTTACCGCCACCTGCTGCCCCACCGTAAAGTACTTCGCGCTCTCCTGACGCTAGATATTGAGTCTGAGGGCCGGGATTAGGTTGAAATACAATATTCTGTGCTTGTTCTACGTCAAACGGTGCAGGTATAACTGTGGCTGGCACTGTTTCACGTGAAACATTCTTACTCGGCTGGACAGGTGTAGTATCCTGTCCTTTCTTTTTCAAGCGTTTCGTACTGCGTGATCGCTTCTTGGAGCCTTTTGGCAAGCTTACGTTTGATTCTAGCAGTTGCTTTACGTTTTCGCTCAAGGTCTACCCTCTTTTTTAAGCCCATATGAGATATGCTTTTACCTGACTGTGTAGTTAACCAAGCAGAAACTTCTCTATAACTATATTGCTTTAAGTGTTTCTTTGCAAGCTCTAATAGTTCTAACTCTTTCTCAATAGGGTTTAACCAACGTTCATCTTTTGGGTCTATCTCGTAGCCAAAAGGTACAAACTTAACTAGCCTTGGTATTCTCTCCCAATGTCGTAGTTTCTTAGGCTTAGGTAACATCCAATAACCTAAGTCATTAAACGCAAAGTGTTTAGTCATCGTCACTTTCTTTAGGTGGCAAGATAAACAAACCACCACTAGCTTCTACTGCAACCTTCTCAGTCTTAACTATACCAGCACGATCTAAGATTTGACCTGCAGCTACCATCTTTTCTTTAATACCAAGCTGCGTAGGGTCAACCAAAGCACTACCGTAAGCAACCGCAGCTTTAGGCCCAAGTCGCGACATATAAGTCTTTGTAGCCTCAAATATCTCATCCTTTAAGCTCTCTACAATAGTCTTAGTAGATGAGCCATCAGCATAACCTGCAAGCTTCTTAGCTTGTACAACGTCACCTTGTGCTTCATCAAATAAGACTTGCATAAAGAGTTGTTGCTTTTCGTTTAGTACTCTACTCATGTTACTTTCCTGTACGGCTTGGCAGCTTTAGCCGCTTTTTTAGGTTGCTTAGAGAATTGCTTACCTTTTGCTGTATCTGCTCTTTTCTTCGCTGAAGACGCAGAGTAAGACTTAGAATCCATAGCTTTGATAGCACTAGCTGGCAAGTAACGCTCTCCTGTAGCCTTTGGACCTTGCGTAGAAGGTTTGCCACTCTTAGTTCTCCAATCCTGCTTAGTCCATGACTTAAGGCTCTTTTGACTTTTAGCTAAACCGCCAGAGTTCATCTTAGCGGCTGGCTTTTTCTTTGCTTTAGGTGTTTTACTTTTGTTTGGCATTGTGTTTCTTTTGTACTGCAAAGTTAGCAGCAAGGCTTGCCCCCTTGTGAGGAACAAACTTACCGTCATGCTTCATTAGTTTTAAACTGCCATCTTTTTGTTTCATCCAGTGATAACCTTTAGGTGCGTCTACTTTCATTACGTGTATCCTCCACCTTTTGCTTTGTATTGCTTGGCAACCATTTGAGCTTTACGAGCCGACCACTGTCCGGGGCTTCCACCTTTGCCGCCAGCCTTAACGGAGGCGACAAGAGACTTACGCATAGTAGGCTTAGTATAATTACCCGCCGCATTTACTGTTGAACCACCTTTAGCATAGCCTTTTGCTTTAGGTACCTTCTTTACCGTAGAACTTTTGCTTAATTTCGCCACGTGTGACTCCAATGTCTTTAAGCGCAGAATCTGACATATTAACTAACTGCCAGTATTGCACTCTACGCATTTGACTGTCTTGTAATGCTTTGATAAATGTTTTAAACATGGTATAACTCCTCTATGTATTACCAGAGATAGTTATACCATGCTTTGACTTAAAGGACTACATACAAGAATGCAATCCCGTTATGCATTATTTCTTCGCCTTTTTCTTTGCCATGCCACCATACATATAGCCTGACTTTTTAGTCATACCACCTGCAGCGTAAGCACCTTTAGGCTTCTTAGTTACAGGACCACCTTTGTTTTTATTCAGTGAAGTTTTAAGGCTAAGTCTAACACGATCTTTAGCTAAGTCTTTAGGAACACTTAAGTCATTTCTTTCAGCCCATTTAGCTAAACGAAATTGCTCTTTAGAACTAAGACCTTTATCTCCTGCTTTCCAAGCGTCAAGCTTTGCTGAATTTGTTGTAGGGTTAGCTTTACCATTGCCACCACCACTAGGCTGTACAGGCACAGACGGTTTAACAAGGGCTTCTACGCTAGGTTTAGGTTTAGCTGTTGAAGTCTTAGGGAGAGGAGTTGTGGTAATCTTTTTTTCACGCATTCCGCGATTACCCGGACCTTGTGTAGGGTTGCCACTCTTACTCAGTAAGCCATCTTTACGATCAGCTTTAGGCTTGTCTTTAGGTTTGACTTTAGGAATGTTTTTTAAGTCCTCCGCATAAGCGGCAATCATTATCTTACCGTTCTTATCTTTGTAGTACAAAGACCCTGCCTTTTTAGCTGCAGCAATACTCTTGTACTTATAAGCATTCTTTTGTGCTTGTTTAGCGGTCATACCTTTGTTTTTTAAACTGGCATTAATCCACTGTGTTAACTTACTAGCCATCTTGTGTTATCCCCTTTATGTCAATACAACACGAACTAGCGTACTTGTACTGCTACCTCGTCTATAGTTTAAAATTGTAGCGTTACCTATAGCTTTAGGTACAACAAGACTGTGAACACCAGCAGGTAACATAATATCGTTATCTGTAATGTCAGCTTCTGCTGTAGAAAAACCTATATCTAAAGCGTGACTTGTCTCAATAAGCACCATCTTAGCGTTAGTGCAAACTACGTGTGTAGTAG